CCTGGAGATGGCAATCATGGGCAAGCCAGGATCTGGCGGGATTGCTGGGTCGTTGTTAGGTGCTGTCAGTTCAATCTTCAACCCTGTATCGAGCTTGGCAGGGCCTGGCGGTTTTACTTCTCCCGAGGTGCTTACTTCTAGCCTTGATTTTTCAAGTGCGTTTTCAGGCGGGTTTGCTGATGGTGGTCGCCCGCCAGTCGGGAAAGCCGCATTAGTTGGTGAACGTGGCCCTGAGTTGTTTGTACCTGATCGTGCCGGAACCATTATTCCAAACAACGCAATGGGCGGAGCTAATGTGACCGTAAACGTGGATGCTTCTGGCTCGTCTGTTCAGGGCGACGGTCCATCGGCTCAGCAACTGGGCAAAGCGATTGGCGCTGCTGTTCAGGCTGAGTTGATCAAGCAAAAACGACCCGGAGGATTGCTGACTCGCTGATGGCTACTTTTCCTTCGATAACGCCAACCTACGGCGTTCAAAAACAGAGCAGACCGAACACGCGCAATGTCCGCTTCGGTGATGGCTACGAACAATTCTTGACTTTTGGTTTAAATCAAAACCCAAAGACCTTTAGCTTGACTTTTGAGGTGTCAGAAACTGACGCGGACACCATTGAAACGTTTTTGGACGCAAGAGCAGCAAACAACATGGAGAGTTTTGACTTCACACCACCGGGTGAAAGCAGCAGCTCAAAATTCGTTTGTGAGAGCTGGTCAAAGTCGATCCCTTACCTGAACCGGGCTACGATACAAGCAACATTCCGCCAAGTCTTCGTACCGTAATGGCTATCACTACCAGAGCCAGCAAGGGTAGCCCGCTTACCCACACTGAGGTTGATACCAACTTCACGGATCTTCGCGACAACAAGGCTGGCTACATCACAGGCGATGGTGGAACGGTTACTCAGTCAACGTCTAAAAGCACAGGCGTCACGCTGAGCGAAAAATGCGGGCAGATCACGTTGCACAATGCTGCTTTGGCATCTGACACCACAGTGTCGTTTACGTTGACCAACACCACGATTGCAGCAACTGATTTGCTTGTGCTCAACCATGTCAGTGGTGGTACGGCTGGTTCTTACCTTTTAAACGCACAGTGTGCGGCGGGTTCAGCCAGCATCAACGTCCGCAACATCACTGCTGGGTCGTTGTCAGAAGCGATTGTTATCGGTTTTGCACTCGTTAAAGCTGTCACTGCATAAGCATGGCCTACGTCGTCACCGGCTACTGGAACGCTGGTTATGACGATCAGCAATCCAGTGCACAAATCACAAGTGATCTTCAGGGCATTTCGCCAACGGAGATCATTGAGCTGTTTCAGCTTGAGCTGAACAACGAACAGCACGGAACCACCACAACGCATTACTTCAGCGGTGCTCGTGAAGGTGGAGCGCAGGGGATTATTTTTGGCGGTCAGCTTTACACGGCTATTCCGCTTGAGGCTGATGGTTTTGCATACAACGGACAGGGCAGCTTGCCGCGTCCAACACTGCGCATCAGCAACCTGTTCAGCACGATCACGGCGCTGATTGCAACGTTGCCAAACGGGTTAGAGGGTGCAAAGGTGACGCGCCTGCGGACGCTGGCAAAGTACATCGATTCAGAGAACTTCATTGGGTCCAGCTATGAGACCTATGTTGCTGCTGATTACTGGGACGTTGGATACACGGCAAACAACACCACAGCAGACAGCACAGCAATTTTCCCGAAAGAGATCTATTACGTCGATCGCAAGTCAGCGGAAAACCGCAACCTGATTGAATTTGAGCTGGCTTCAGCGTTTGATCTTGCTGGTGTGCGAGCACCGAAGCGTCAGTGCATCAGCCGCTGTCAGTGGGTTTACAAGTCTGCTGAGTGTGGTTACGACCCAACGGTTGGTCCAGGCAAGGAAATTGATGGTGTGACGTTTACTCGTTTTAACGCCAATGATGAAGGCGTCACCGAGAATGCTGATGATGTATGCGGCAAGCGTCAGAGCAGCTGTGAGTGCAGATTTGGTGAAAACAACGAGCTACCGTTTGGTGGTTACCCCGGCATTGGAACGTTCTTCGCATGACCTGGCGCGACACAGCACTGCAAGACGCTAAAGATCGCGATCCATGGGAAGCGGTTGGGCTGGTGGTTGTCGTTAAAGGCCGCGAGAAGTATTGGGCGTGCCGGAATATGGCGCACAACTTGGAAGACATGTTCATCCTCAATCCTGAGGATTACGCCGCTGCAGACGATGCAGGTGAAATCGTTGGCATTGTGCACAGTCATCCAAAGACCGCACCAATCGCAAGCGAAGCCGACAAGGTATCGGCAGAAAAACATGGCCTGCCTTGGTATATCGTCAACCCAAGAACTGAGACGTGGGGTGAGTACACACCCTGTGGTTACAAGGCCCCGTTAATTGGTCGCAAGTGGACATGGGCAGTAAATGACTGCTGGACCCTTGCGCGTGATTGGTACGCAGAACAGGGCATCAATTTGCGCGACTGGGACAGACCAGCAACACCAGAACAGTTTTTAGCGGCTCCAATGTTTGATGGAGCTTGGGCTGCGACTGGGTTTCGTGAACTTGCAGAAGATGAGCCATTGCAGCGTGGTGATTTGTTGTTGATGCAGATCAATGGCAATGGCCTAAATCACTGTGCAGTTTTTATTGGTGACGGCATGGTGTTGCATCACCTTTCTGAGAGATTGTCTTCTAGGGATCTTTATGGTGGTTGGCTACAGTCCTGTACAGGTAGGCGGCTGCGTCATGTTGCGTAAGGTCAGGCTTTACGGGCAGTTAGCTGAGTTTGTTGGCCGCAAGGTTATTGAGGCTGATCTGTCATCTGCTGCTGAGGCAGTGCGGATGTTGATCGCTAATTTTCC